TGATAACCATTCAGTAGGAATGAGATATGTAAAAATGGAAATGGCTATCAATAGCGATGACTACCCAGAAGAAAAAACCGTTTGGGATAAATACATAGACCAAGTGATAAACAAAGCAGATGCTGTTGCTCAAACTTATTTTTGGGTGGTAACAGAAGCGAAAGTAATTGAGGGTTCAGCAGTTCCTATGGGAAGCAACCCAATTACACCAACAATGAATATTAAGAATGAGCCGACCCTATTAGAAATGATAGACAAAATGGGCACTCATTCAAAGGAAGCCGCACAAAGCACTTTCAACTTAATAGATATGATAAGTAAAACTAATTTTAATTTAAAAAATTCGTAAAATGAACGAAGCAGAATTTAAAGCATTAATAACGAAGATTGAAAATTCGTTAGGTGCTACAATGGACGAGAAGTTGCTGGAGGGGTTTAAAAACCTTGACCCGCAGATTCTGAAAGCGATTAACGAGAACTCGGTAGAGTTGAAAAAAACTGTTGAGACTTTAGAAAAGTCCAACAAAGCGTTAATTGATGCTCAAAAAGAGCAAAGCGGAACGATTGAGGGATTGCAGAAGAAAATGCAACAAGCCTCAGCAGGTAAAGTTGTTTCCTTTAGGGAGCAAATCAAAGCCTTGTTGGAAGAAAACAAAGAGGCATTAGTAGCTATGAAAGACGGTTCGTCAAGAACTAATATTCGTATGGCTACAAAAGTAGTTGGAGATATGTTAGTATCTACAAACGTTACTGGGCAGATACCTCAAGCCGACCGAGAGGGTGGGATTACAAGAGTATTAAGACGTAACCCGTTTATTTTACAATTAGTTAATGTTGGAACGATAACATCTACTCTTTGGGAATGGGTGCAACAAGCCAACCCAGAGGGCGGTGCAGCGATGACTGCAGAGGGTGCAGCTAAGTCTCAAGCCGATTTCGACTTGGTTCTTGCAAGTGCCGCAGTTCGTAAAGTTACTGCTTACGTTAAGGTATCAAAAGAGATGCTAGACGATATTCCTTTAATGGAGTCTGAAATAAACCAAGAACTTACAGAGTTGATTCAATTAAAAATCGACGAGCAAGTTTTATCTGGTGATGGTTTAACCAACAATTTAACTGGTATTTTACAGAACGCTACTGCTTTTGCTGCAGGAACTTTCGCTTTAGCAGTTGACGAGGCTAACAACCAAGATGTATTGAGAGTTGCTATCAATCAAATTGATATTGCAAATTTAGCAGCGAATTATATCGTTATGCATCCTAGTGATGCCGCAGCGATGGACTTGCAAAAAGCTAGTGACGGTCATTATATATTACCTCCATTCAGTACCGCAGCTAATACAGTTGTAAAAGGTATTCCTATTGTAACAAATACTGGAATGGCTGCAGGAACTTACTTAGTAGGTGATTTCACCAAGTCAGGTGTTCGTTTCAAAGAGGGATTAGTATTTGATGTAGGGTATGAAAATGACGATTTCACTAAAAACTTTGTAACCATTTTAGCGGAAGCAAGATTGGTTCATAGAGTTAAGTCTAACCATTATCCAGCATTTGTTACTGGTACTTTCGCTACCGACAAAGCTGCATTAGAAACTTTATAATATGAGTCCTAGTAAAGACGGAAACTTTTACAAGACGACAGTTGAAATAACTTTCAAAGGTCAAAAAGTAAGAGTGAGCAAAAGCGTAGCGGATGCAATAGCATCAAAGGAAAAAAAGTCTGCTCCTAAAAAAACAAAGTAAAAACATAAAGAAATGGCTAGTATAATAGACGAGACGTATTTTGAAAGAGGGGGGTTATACATTCCTAACAACAAGGATATAACTGTCGAGCCGACAGGCTCTCCTACTGTTGTAACAGAATTAACTGACTTCATTACAAAATATGAGCGTAAATTATTGATTAACGCATTAGGGGTGACTCTATATGATTTGTTAGTCGTAGCTATGGATGATATAGATAACGCTGACCAGAAATGGCAAGATTTGGTAAACGGCAAGAACTACACCAACGCTAACGGAAATGTTAAGCGTTGGAACGGTTTGCGTGGGTTTGACAAACAGAGTTTGGTCGCAATGTATGTATTTACTGAGTATTTAAGAAATGATAACGAAACCTACGCTACGGTAGGAACTGTAAAATCCGACTCCAAGAACGCTGTACGAGTTGATGCAACACCTAAATTTATTAAGGCGCATCAACAATTTATTGAAGCGTATCAAGGGAGTTCGGTTGTGGATTCGCCGACTGTTGTAGTAAATGGATTTGGTTCTGTTGGCTACGATTGGCTTGGTTCTGATAAAGTTGAGGTTTCTCTTTTTAGATATCTAACAGATTCTAACGAGTTGGTAGCTGATACTTATGAGGACTTTGAGTTTATGTTTTATGAAAATCTAAATTCCTTTGGGATATGATAGTAATAGAACATCACATTAGGGCTATTGTCAATACAATACCAGAAATTCAGATTAACAAAACGTTAACTGCAAAGCCTAAATTTGGGTGGGGAGATGAACTGGAATTGAATAGATATATAAAACTAAAAAAAGAACAGTCCTATCCATTAATTTGGCTACTCCCAGATACCGATAGGTACGAGGGGTGGGACGGTAGAAAAGCCGTAAGACCGTGCACGTTTATAATAGCAACCAGAGAAATAAGAAAAGAATTGTTTAACGACCAGCGATACCTAAAATCGTTTGATGTAGTTTTGAACCCCTTGACGGACTATCTAGTCCACGGGTTGCAAACTTCAAATATAAGCGATAGAATGGATGACGGTTGGAGTGTTTCAAAACACCCTAACTATTCTGCTGAGAGTGATAAGGATGGGACTATTGATATTTGGGACGCTATTAAATTAGAGATTAGTGTTAGGTTTTTCGGAACTATTAAATGTTTAAATCCAATCATATACTAATGGCAAATAAAAGAAAAAAAGCAACGTATAAAGGAACAGTTCTATCTGAATTTACTATAAAAGGTGAAACCTATAAAAAGGGAGCCATTTATATTACGGATAAAAAAAGACGTTTAGACGATTTAATTAATCTTAATAAAATAATAAAATAATGAGCACATTACTATCAATTATTGATAAAGTTGAAAACTGCGGAGGCTCAACTGCGAATACAGGTAAACTTGGTTGTTTACAGCTGTTCGGAACGCCTCTAAGTGTTGTTTTGACTAAGAAAGGGTATGTTATACCCAAAGCCACTGATTTCAATTTAGCTTTCATCGAGACGGAAGTTCAAAATGGGAATCTTATACCGCTAATGGAGGCGAGTTCTTTTGAGGACTTATCTGCCGAAGATGCGTTTAGTACCAATGCCGCAGGAGTCGAAAGACTGAACCTGCAAGGCTTACCAAAGTATAAATTTATGTTCGAAGAGGGGCATGAGTTTTACCGTCAAATGTCCAAACTAACGTCTTTTAAATCTAAAGGAGCAATCCTTATAGATGATGCTGGTCGTTGGTTATTTGGAGTTAATGCTGACGGAGACTTTACTGGATTGACAGCAGGTCAAATCAACGCTGAGATTAGGAAAGTAAAAGTTCAAGGTGGAGACGCTGAATCTAAATCTATAACTGTACAGTTCTTGGATAGATTACAGTGGGATTTGAATTACGGTATTGTTGAGCGAGATTCGTTAGGGTTTACCCCATCGGACGTTCCAGCTGTAAACGGCGTTAATATTGCCTACACAGCTATCCCAACAGGGCTAGACGTTACTCTTGTAGTATCTGCTTTGTTGGCATCAGATAATTCTAGCCCTGTTGAGGGATTGCTTTTAGCTGATTTCTTAGTGAAAGTTGACGGCGTGACCGTCACTGCCACTTTGGTTAATGAAGATTCTGCAGGGAACTACACTATAACGGTACCAGCTATCGCTATTGGTGAGGTTGTCACTGTTGAATTGGTAAGCGGAAATTACGATATAATTGTTTCGGGAGGAGTCCTTTATAGAGCAGACATTATAGCCTCGGCTACAGTGATTGCTTAATACTCAATCTTTTTAATAATTATTCTTTCGGGAAACCCCTTGCTCTGTGTTATTGCAGGGGGTTTTTTTAATATGACACTTGACGAATACATATCAAAAATTGAACATTTATATAATAATATAGATGGGGTTATCAATGAGATATTAACTCAAGGAGATACTAAGAACTTTGCACCTAATATTGTTCGTCAAAGAATGAGAAACGAGGGTATGTTTCCGTCTGTTGGAGATTATAAAACGACGCAAAGGAGAGCAGGCGGTGCTAGAGGTATAAAGACTGGGGCAATAAAACTTTTTGACAAGGGCGACTTTCATAGAGGACTTTTTGTAGAGATGGACAGCCGAAAAC